TTAGAGCTGCTGCACCACGCAACACGACTCCAATCGCACCTGGAGTTTCCATGGATTCATTTGGAATCATCTACGCATCTCCAGCATCATTCAATAGCCCACGTCCACTGACTGCTGCTGCAGCTCAAATGAAGATTGGCGATGCAAACGAGGCTACCCAGTTCAAGCAACGCCGTCAATCAGCTGCAGCTAGCTGGCAAGCAGAGGCCTGGGAGTACTACGACGCCATTGGTGAAATTAAGTACGCCTTCAATCTAGTTGCAAACGTTGTTTCTCGCATCCGCCTATACGCTGCTGTTGTTGATGACCCAGCCGAGGCTCCGGTTTCAGTAAAGAAGTCTTCGACCGTTTCTCAGGAACTAGCAACTGCTGCAGAGCGTGCACTTACTCGTCTTGATTCAGCTTATGGAGGCCAGGCAGGTCTTCTTAAAGATGCAGCTCTAAACCTTCAGGTTACTGGAGAATGCTACCTTGTTCAGGTTCCAGAACGTATCGGCTCACGCTTGCCCGAGTCATGGGATATCCGTTCGACAGATGAGCTCCAGGTCGATGCTCGTGGTAACTATGTAATCAGCCCTATGCGTGATGTTTCTGGTGGATCTTCAAGCCAGACCAGCAAGAATGCAATCAAGCTTCCTTCAGATGCTTTCATTGGTCGCATTTGGAAGTCTCACCCTCGCTACTCTTTGGAGTCTGACAGCTCGCTACGCGGCCTCTTAGACCTCTGTGCAGAACTACTGCTTCTTAACCGTACTTTCCGTGCTACGGCCCGTTCTCGCCTCAATGCGGGTGCACTCTACCTACCTGATGGTCTATCGGTTGCAGCGTCTCCAGACCCTGACTACCCATACGACGAGAATGGCGAGTATAACGAGCTTTACAACGCTGAAGAAGCAGCTGATGATTTCGAGGATCAACTCCTCGACGCAATGACTACTCCGATTAAAGACGAGGATTCTGCCAGCGCTGTAGTTCCACTGATTATCCGTGGTCCATCAGAGCTTGGTGACAAAATCAAGCAGTTCAAGTTTGAGCGTTCATTCGACGACTCGCTGGTTGCTCGTGCTGACCGAGTTCTTGACCGCATCATGCAGGGTCTGGATGTTCCAAAGGACATCGTTTCTGGTCTTGCCAACGTTAAGTACTCTAATGCTCTGCAGATCGACGAGTCACTCTACAAGGCCCACATCGAGCCAATGATGCTTCTAATTGCAGATGCTTTGACAGTTGTCTATCTGCGTCCATATCTAATCTCAATTGGCTATGAAGAGCAGGAAGTAAACCGCCTCAACGTTTGGTATGACCCAAGTCTGATTGCCACTCGTAACGACCGTGCAGCAGATGCTGACGCTGGTTTCGATAAGATGGCAATTTCATATGATACCTGGCGTCGTACTCATGGATTCTCTGACCAGGATGCACCAACTCCAACTGAAGTTGCTCTACGCCTGATTATCGAGAAGGGTGCAGTTGATCCTCAGACTACTGCATCAATTCTTGGTGGTATTGCCCCTGAACTTATGCAGAAGGCATTCAACGCCAACCAAGAAGCCTCTAAGGCTCCAATGCCTCAGGATGTTCTAGATGCTCTATCTGGAAATCCAGGAGCACCAGCAGCGACAGAAGCTACACCAACATCACCACCACTAGCAGAACCAGGGGCATAACATGGCCGATTTTGAACAGAATATTCCACTAGCCGAGCAGCTTGCTCACGTTCTAGGCGATACAGTTGTAGCCAAGTTCTTGGCACACGGTTATCACTGGAACGTAAAGGGCTTTGACTTCAAGGAGTTCCACGCTTTCTTTGAAGAGATCTACAGCGAGTTCGATGATGCAATCGACCCGCTAGCAGAGAACATTCTCAAGCTTGGTTTTGATGCACCATACCTTCTGGAAGATTTCACTACTCTTACTTGCATCCAGCAAGAGCGCATTGAGAATGGCTCAGCTAACGAGATGGCTCAGTCGCTACTGAAGATCAACAATGGTGTTGTCGACCACTACAAGGAAATCTTCACTACCGCAAATAGTATGAACGAGCAGGGAATTGCAAACTTTGTTGCAGACCAGATCGATCGTCACCAGAAGATCTCGTGGCAGCTACGTGCAACCCTAAGCCTGCAATAACTCTTAAAAAGTTAAGACCCGCCACGCCTATCAACGATGCGCACCAGGCGGGTCTCTTTTTATTCAAATAAGATATAATCCCGTACTATAAACTAATATAGACGCCTTTTACGGATAAGTTTACTCGAAGGATTTTTATGTCCAAGCTTTCATTTGCACAGAAGACCGCTTTAGTTGCAGCAGCTGGTTTTAATGACGGTGCTAACAAGGGATTCTGGCGCAAGCAGTGGCGTGATCGCCTCGGCAAGTGGGCTGAGATGGGCCGTGGCATTGATTTCAAAATGCAGACCAAGAGTGGTGTTGTAGATGGCCACGGTGTTTTTATTGGTGGAACCGATAAGCCAGGCTTTGGACGAGTAATGGTTGAAGGCCAAGAGAATAATGGCCTCCCATCTGGTGTCTATCACATTGCCTCGGCTAATGGTCAGGAATACGCAGCTCGCCTACCAGAGGGTGCACTTAAGGACCAGGGCATCGAGCTCAAAGACACTATGGGTAACAATGTTGGTGACCGTCAGGCCAGCGACATTCAAAGCCTAGAAGGTACTCAGATTGATCCGATTACCGAGGAAGACCGAAAGCTTTCTAAGGAAGCTCCAAACCCTGAACAGGCAAAACTCATCCAACAAGAGCGTGATAACTCTCCTGTTGCTAAACTTCCTGCTGGATCAGAGAGCCGCCTATCTTCTGAAGAGCTACAAAACCTTATGCAGGGAGACTCTACTGCTACTGATGCCAAAGATTCTCCAGAAGCTTCTGGATGGTCCAAGGGAGAAGCTGGACGTAATCGTCCTGGCCAGACATACTACTACACCAAGGTTGGAAATGTTCGCCTAGGCGCTTACACCTATCAAGGTGAAAATACTGTTCAGGTTAATGGCGAGAACTTCACTAACTATTATGACAATTGGTCAGACTTCCAAAAGGATCTCCCTAACTTCCTAGAGCAAGACAAGAAGATGTCTATCGCCGAGGCAAAATCTCTTCTTAAGCCTTACGACACCGATGGCTCTTTGTCAAAGATGATTGATAACGGTGCTAATGGTACTGATATCGCAACTGCTCTTCTTTCCAATGAAGACTGGAAAAAAGATTCGCAGATTGCATTTGACTCCAACTGGGCCGATAATCGCACCCGCGAAGAAAATGCAGCTCATAGCCGCACTGGAAACGCTCGCTCAGCTCAGTTTGTCCTTGACCGTTTTGCTCCAGAGCAGAATAAGGGATCTAAGGAAGATGCTATTGCTGCAGACCTATTCAAGGCAGCCATAACTGGAAATGATCTTCCTACTATTGACTCTCTAGAGTCAAAGCTCCAGGATAAGGGTTCAGAGCCAGATGATAAGTTCCAGATGGATCCATGGCTATATCAAATCACTCCTGGATCAGAGATTGACTACAATGACTACGTTGTTAATCCAGAGAACTCAGATCAAATTCTTAAGGTTAAGGACTTCAACCCTAGCGACATGGATGGAGCTACCGAAGTTCTCAATGTTGTTGGTGTTGATGAAAATGGAAATGAAGTAACCTTTAAGCTTCCAGAAAATAAAGAATTCCGTAAGGTAATGGAATGGAAGGCAAAGCCAAATTCCACTCAGGTGGATTCGACTCCAAAGGATATTGCACCAGAGAATGCCGTTTATGTAGCGCTTAAGGATCTCCAAGCTGGAGATAAGTTCTACAACGAGAGCGGCGACCTCATGGGAACCGTTGACTCAACTGAGCCTGCTAAGGATCCAGAGAAGATCAAGGTTAACTACACTAATGCATCTGGCGAGAAGAAGTTAGTCGTCAGCTATGGTGAAAATACCTATGCAACTGACCGTAAGCCAGAAGATAATGCTCAGGCTCCGGAAGCTGCACCTGCAGAACAGCCAACCCCTACCGAGACCCCCGCAGTAGAGGCCCCGGCTGAACCTACTCCAGCGGTAGAGGCTCCTGCAGAGCCAACCCCTATCCAGGAAGTTGCCCCTACTCCGGAAGCCCCGGTAGAACCTAAGCCAACACCAACTAACGTAAAACCAAAGCCTCGTGCCAATGATACCGGTAAATTAATCCCTCGCCCTAAGTTCACTGAAGGCCAGTTGAATCAGCTTCGTAAGACAAAGCTTGAAGGTTTAGTTGATGATACTGGTGCTGCTGTTCTTGAATACGATTCAAATGGCAAGCCTTACCAGCCTAAGGATCCTAACGCCATGCTTAACTTCTTGGCTAAGGTATATCCAAACGCTAAGTTCAATGATCAAGGCCAACTAGTGCTCATGCGCCAGGTCTCGAACGAGAATGGCAAGAAGATCCAATGGGAAATCCGTGCAGCAAACTCGGGTGACAAGAAGATCATCTACATGTTTAACTTCAAGGATCTAAATACTGGTCAGGAAGAGACTCTCATCCACAAGGATGCCCGTGACTCTGTTCAGGCTCTACTAGGTAAAACCAATAGCCCTGAAATGCTTGCTGATATTCTGACTGGAATTGAAACCCGAAAGTTTGGTCGTTTTGATACAGCCAATGCTAGAGATATTCTAGAGCGTGCTCATTACTTCACTCTTCAAGGTCGTACCAAGAATATTCGCGATCTAGTGAATCACTATGCAAATGGTTTTGCTGCCAGATTCAATCCTAAAAATGGTACTCAGCTAGAGGCCGAGGTTAAATCGCTATTCGACTCATTCTGGGCCGGAGATAGTGAAACTACTAGACAACGTATGCTGGCTGTGTTCGGCAGAATCCCTATGGACAAGCAGTCACACGCAATTGCCCGCAAGGCTCTACGCGATATGTTCCGTGATCGTTATCCTCACGAGTCTGGTCGTAAATTCGGTGCTCTTGTATCTACTGCTTCTGCAACAGTTCGCGGGCAGCAGTTTGACACCCCCGAGACCAGAGCAATTCCTTATTCATCTGCAAATAAAGTTGATGCAGTAGAAGAGGGAATGACCGTTGAGTATACCAACAATATTGGAGAGAAGTCTGTTCTTAAGGTTATTGCTCGTCAGAAGGTAAATACTGCCAACCCTACTCAGAGTGGCGATATTTTTGATTACGGTGACTACGTAACAGTTCAAGATATGAATGGTGTACAGAGCTCACTTCCAACAACTAAGTTAGCTATCCTGAAGGATCAGAAAACCCCTCTAACTGCATACAAGGGACGTGTCCAAGGTCGACGACTTCGTGAAGCACGTGGATTTACTTACAACCCGACTCAGTTGCGATTCCCTGATCAGCCATCTATCCCGGACCGTGTCATGCTTGTTGACGACCTAACTCCTGGAGATAGCTTC